CAAGCATATGACGCAGAACGTTGGGGTAACTATTACAAACCAAGAGGCGTAACGATAGTTACTGCCGAATCAGCTACACCTGTAGCACAAACAGCAACATCAGCACCAGCAGATGAAGAATTTGAAACTGCACCGGCTGTGGTTGCTCCGGTGGTCGCAGAGGCTGCACCAGCAGCTCCTACAGCACCAGTTGCAACCCCTCCAGCAGGTGGTACAGCTAGGGCTGAGGACATCCTAGCGATGATTCGCAATCGTAAAGCTTCAGCATAAAAGTAAATTTAGATGTTAAGTAGGATCGATGATATAATCTATCCGAACCGTTGTGAGGTAATAGAAATAGAACCCTCACAACGGTACATCTATCCCATTTTTAAAAATGCCAGCGGATCTATTAAAAATTATGCTATAGATCAAAAATATAAATTTTTACTCAACAAACAAATACACAAAATAAAAACAATTGATGTTGTACTTAGGGATCCTTTATCTAGATTCATTTCGGGAATTAATACCTATGTCTTTAATACCAAAAGAGACAATCCTGAATTAGATTTAAATACTATAATCTATTTTGCTGAAAATTATTTGTTTTTAAATAGGCATTATGCACCACAGATTATTTGGTTGATACATTTATCTAAATATCTAAATAATGATACTAAATTATATTTACGAGGTATGGATGCAGTTACAGAATATACACCTTTGGTACATCTACCCCCTGAAGGAAAAATATTATCAGATAAAATAATAAATAGATTGAAAACTAATATACACAATCAGGTCTATTTAAAATTAGACAATTTATTATTAGAATTAGTAGATCAAAAATTAACATTTAAAGAAATTTTGTTGCATATTAAACAGCAGGATATGGTTGCGTATTCAAAACTATCATGCATTGCCCCCGATTAGATCATTTCGTTCGATTTAACCCTAATGGCACGGTTGGGTGTTGCGGTCATATGACCAACAATCCTAGTTTTAAATCATATGATGAACTACAATCTAGTAATTGGTTGTCAGAGATCAAAGATGAAATGAGTAGAGATGTTTGGCCTGTAGAATGTCAACGTTGTAAAACAACAGAACAACTATCTAACACCAGTATCAGATTAGACAGCATTAAACGAGATCAAGTTTTTAAACGTATACGCAACGATTATCTCATAGTCGGTGGGGTATTAGACAATGTATGTAATAGTGCTTGCTTGACCTGTAGTGCAGAGCACAGTACAAAAATTGGCGGGCTAATCAGTAAGAAATATATTAAAATTAATAATGCTGATAGATTTTGGGCATTGCCTCTAGAACGTATAATACACTTGGATATCAATGGGGGTGAGCCCAGTCATAGCAAGAATTATCGTTATCTATTAGCAAACTTGCCCGAGAATGTAAAATCAGTAAGACTTAATACAAATTGCAGTACTGTATTAACTGAACTATTAGTATTAAAAGATCGCGGAGTAGATATTATAGTAACGGTTAGTTTAGACGGCATTGGCCCTGTACATGATTTCGTGCGTTGGCCGATTACATGGGATAAATTTTATAAGAATCTAATGACATATAAAACCATGCCAATAAAGTTAAATCTATGGACCACCGTTAGTGCGCTCAACATAGATGATTTACCAAATATTATAGCATTTGCTAAAGAGCATGGTATAGATCATAGCTATGCTTATTTGACTACACCAATTGAACTAGCAGTTGAAAATAAAGGAACAGCAGAATCGTTGGCATACATACAAAAGCAAACTGAGTTGAGAGGTATATGAGTTTAAAATATTTTGTAGAATTACCCTGTGATAATGTTGAAGTTATTTCGGCTGAAATTTATAAATTTTTAGAAACTGACACAGATTTAATAAACTTAGGTAAATTTGGCTGGAACTTCATTGATTGTAAACAATTATTATCTGCCGCCCCATTATTATTACAATTCTTTAAAGAATATAATTTAATTCCAAGACATGCGGCTATAACTATGGTTGCAGATGATACACATCTTCCTAAACACATCGACGAATTGCCGGTGGTAGCTAAAATTAATTTTCCAGTGATTAATGCGCAAGGGTGGGCGAATCGTTGGTATGAAAACGATCAGATGGTTGCTGAATTATTGGATATGAAACTACCTATAGCATTTAATTCACAAGTAGTACATAGTGTAGAAAAAACTACAGCCACGATACTACCGCGTATAATAGCCAGTTTTACTTTTCATAACGAACCGTTAAAGTTATTACAATGAAAATAGCCATTACAGGACATTCAGCTGGCATAGGTATGGCATTAGCTAAACTATTCCAAACACAAGGACATGAAATCGTTGGACTTAGCCGTCGCAATGGCTACAACATACGTAGTTTACCTAAGGTAGCCGGTATGATAGAACCTTGTGATATGTTTATCAACAATGCACAAGTAGGATTTGCGCAAACTGAACTATTATGGGAAGTATGGAATCGTTGGCAAGGGCAACAGAAAACTATAATCAACATCAGCACACAGATGACAGAGTTAGAATCTGCACCTAAGCCAGAATGGGATCAATATCTAATACAAAAGAAAGCATTAGAACTAGCGCATGATCAGTGTAAACGCAAAGGTGATTGGCCACAAATGGTATTAATCCGCCCAGGTAATGTAGCAACACAGCCCGGCCAACATCTGCCGGAATATGAAGATGTAGATACATGGGCACAAGAGTTAATGGATTTCTTAGAGGAAATTGCCTTATGAATGAAAAAGACTATTTAACCAACAAGAATTTCTGTCCTATGCCATGGACTGGGTTTATGTATAATTTTGATGGCACAGTAAAAAACTGTATCCGTAATCAAACTCCAATTGGCAATTTGAAAGATAACAGCATAGTAGAAATACTACAAGGTGATGTTAATTTAACAACTAAACACAACATGACATATAACAAACCTGGTCCAACCTGCAATGTTTGTTATGATTTAGAAAAAAATACAAATAGCTTTGATGTTATTAGCGATCGTATATTTTATCTTAAAGAACTTAAAGATGTTAGCCTTGATACTTATAAAAGCATTGATACATTTAATCTAAGTACCATAGATATACGATGGAATAATACTTGTAATTTTGCTTGCGTATATTGTGGCCCAGAATTTAGTAGCAAATGGGCAACAGAATGGAAGATAGAATTTGATACAGTGCCACAGCATCGATTTAATCAAATGAAGCAGTATATATTTGATAGAGGTGATCAACTTAAACATGTATATATGGCTGGTGGTGAACCGTTGTTAATGAAAGAAAATTTAGAATTATTACAATTATTAAAAGAAAAGAATCCTAAAATTAATCTACGCATCAACACCAATTTGAGTAAAGTGGATACTCGGGTGTTTGATCTGATCTGTACTTTTCCTAACGTACATTGGATTGTTAGTGTCGAGACTATAGAAGCAGAGTATGAATATATACGCTGGGGCGGAATTTGGCAAGATTTCTTAGATAACCTAATAACAATTAAAAAGTTAAATCACAAGATAAGTTTCAATATGCTACACTTTTTATTGAACTATCATAGTATATTTGAGTGTATTACCTATTTGAAAAATTTAGGATTCCACAATAATAGTTTCATCATCGGAGCATTAACAAATCCAGATCACCTAAATATTAGACATTTACCAGAAAGTATGCTACAATCAGTAGAGCGAGAATTAGAAGACTGGATTAATCAAAAGCCAGGATTTTTACTTGAAAACGGACTTAAAAATGTGTTACAATACATAAAAGAACCCGTAGAAAAGAATATCGAATACTGTTTAGCAGAAATAGCAAAGATGGATCAAAGACGTAATATTAATAGCAGGGCAGTATTCACAGAATTATATAATTTAATAGAGAGGTAATAAACATGGCAAAACCATTTGATATATCAAAGTTTAGAAAATCAATTACTAAGTCAATCGATGGGCTTGGTATTGGATTTAACGATCCGACAGATTGGATCTCAACAGGAAATTACACATTGAATTATCTATTATCAGGTAATTTTGAAAGAGGAATTCCGATGGGTAAAGTAACAGTGTTTGCTGGTGAGTCGGGTGCAGGAAAATCATTTATCTGTAGTGGCAATATTGTGCGACACGCACAGGAGCAAGGCATTTATGTTATCTTGATTGATACAGAAAATGCACTCGACGAAGCATGGTTACACGCATTAGGTGTAGATACTACCGAAGATAAGTTACTTAAACTGAACATGGCTATGATCGATGATGTGGCCAAGGTTATTAGTGACTTTGTTAAAGAATATCGCACACTACCAGAAGAAGACCGTCCAAAAGTATTGTTTGTATTGGATTCACTAGGTATGATGTTAACTCCAACAGACGTTAACCAATTTGAAGCAGGCGAGATGAAAGGTGACATGGGCCGTAAACCTAAAGCACTTACAGCACTGGTCCGTAACTGCGTGAATATGTTTGGTACATTAAATCTTGGATTAGTTTGTACTAACCATACATACGCAAGTCAGGATATGTTTGACCCAGATGATAAGATATCGGGCGGTCAGGGCTTTATCTACGCAAGTTCAATCGTGGTAGCTATGCGTAAACTTAAACTTAAAACAGATGCTGATGGTAATAAGACTACAACGGTCAACGGTATCCGTGCTGCTTGTAAGATCATGAAGACTAGATATGCTAAACCGTTTGAGTCAGTGCAAGTAGAGATTCCGTATGAAACTGGTATGAGTCCATATAGTGGCTTAACAGACATGTTAGAAGCTAAGAGCTTGTTAACAAAAGAAGGTAATAGTTTAGTTTACACCTTTGCTAATAAAAGTACTATTAAACAATTCCGCAAAGCATGGGAACGTAACGAAGACGGTTGTTTAGACAAAGTTATGAAAGAACTTAGTTCTAATGTAAATCTGCTAAGTACTGAGTCAAAAGTAGTTGAAGAAACCGAAGAGGAGACAGCAGAATGAGCATTGAATTAGATATCGCTAGTGAAGTTTGGCTAACTTGTAAAGAGTATATTGGCCCCAAGGATCGTCAAGCCGCTGCAGATCATGTGATTAGTGTTGCAGCTGATCACAATATCACTGAAAGTGAACTTAAAACCTTTGGCGGAACTGATGCTTATCTAGGTCGCGCTGTTAAAGAGTATCTTGGTGATGAAGAAGATGAAGCAATCGCCGATGAAGAAGATGACGGTGATGATTATTAATGTGGTATAGTCGTGTAGTTGCAAGTTTAGGCAGTATTCCAGACTTTATAGATCACTATGAAAAAGAACTGGATGATGCTAAAACAGAAGTTGGGGTCTATGGCAACATAGAAAAGAATCTTGCTGGCCTGCCTGGTATCACTGAAAGACGCTTTAATCAACTACAAGAGATTGAAGCGGTTCTCAACTATCTAAATATTCAACTACGCAAGATACGTACTAAACACTTTAAGA